CCGTTGATCTGACATTAAGAACACTCCGGTTGATTGGTCCGTACGATTTGGATAAGGAACAGGAAACACCCGTTTTTGGTTCCAGGCTTTTTACGTGGGAATTTATAAGTTCAAATATAGAAACAGCCAAAGAAAATGAAAGGAACAGGATTTTACAACAGGCGAGGGATGAATGGAACAAAAGGCCGACCGCTGTGAACGAAATGAAATCAATAACTTACTCGCTTGACGGATATACAACTCGTAATGATGATAAATACTTGGTTGAAAACTATCCCCAGGAAGCGGGAATTACATTACAAAGGAACTATAAATGTAAAGCGACAGCAATAATAAGTATTTACTACGAGCCTGGAAGTTTTACTCCCGGTACATATCGGGATGTTACGTATGAATCCGAATTTGAATATACAGATACTTTTGTTTCTGTTGTCTATTCCGGTTAATCCCGTCCTTTATTCTTCCTTTGATAAACCCAACTTTTGCACCATGGAAAAGCAGAATAACATCATCCTTGCCCCGTCTTCTTCACAGGTGACGGAGCTTTATAAGCTTTGGAGGGAAAACCATGCGGGGCGGCTCTCGGACTTTTACAAGTTCCTGACGTCTCCCACGGATCAGCGCGACCGTTTCCTCTCCGGGCTTGAAAATAAGAGTGAGTTTAACGGAATATTCATCGTTAACACCTTTGAATTATGAGTTTGACAGCAAGCATCGACCCGACGGAAAACGCCTTTACCAGAAATCCAGTCTATCTTTCGGTAGAAACTACTTCTATGGTGACGTATAATATTATGCACTGTTTAAACTTTGAATACCGGAGGTCTTTATTTACCGGCAACGGTAACGGAAGTTTCAAGGTAAATATTGCCGAAGTTCTGGAAACAGTGTTTGAGGATATCCCCGTTTTAAGTGGAAGTAGTGATATATTGATAAACCTTTCCTCCGGCTGGTACAACAAGGCTACTATCATGATTATCATGCAGAATGAAGAAGCGGAAACGGAAACCCTGGTTTTAGCCGCCTGGCGTGGAGGTATCGGCAAACGGGCTTTTAAGAAGCTGCATGAAGAGGGTAATAATATCTTTTCCTTGAAGTTTCTGAATGAATCCTGTAATTTCTTCTTTACCACCCGGAGCAACGACTGGCGTATAACGATGCGCGAGACGGAGCTTTACCCGCTCTGTTTCATCTATCCGGAGCATGAGCTGAAAATAACGGAACTTCTTACCGGGCAAAGCCTTGCAGTGCCAGGCCGGGTAGAGAACTTTTGCGCCTTGAACCTGGAGGCCGTAAGACTTAAATTCTTTACCGATTACGGGGTACTGGGCAACCTTTTTGACGTGTATAGCGGTGAAACGTTCGCCTGCCGGATCGGGATCGAGCAAAGCCCGACGGTCCGCGAGCATTACCGGCTCCGGTTCCTGAACAGTTACGGGGTTTACGAGGTGTTTTCCCTGGAAGGCGAGGCGAGCGTAACTCCCGGCATGGATGAAGACGAAGACGCTGTTTTCCGGCGTTACGATGAAATTACCGATGATTATTATTCGGATCGCATACGGACGGAGATACAGGAAGTCGTAACGATTAAGACGGGATTCAAACGCCCGCAGGAAATACGCTTTCTTCTTGACCTGCTTTCCTCCGATGATGTCTACCTGGCAGGTTACGGCCGGGAAGAGATCAAAGTAATTCCTTCGGCGGAAGAGTTTTCTTACCGTGTCCGTCCGGACGCGCCGCAGAACGTGACGTTAAAGCTCACGTTTGCCGACAAGGAGTCCAACTGGACGGGAGAAATCACGGAAAGCGGCTACCGGAAACCGCGGGTTCATTCCAAAGAGTTCAGCAAACAATTTAATTAATGTATCTATATGGCAACACAGGAGTATATCGATGATCTTATTATAGTCATTGAAACCGCAGAGGACGCAGAAAGCGTTACTAACCAAATGGTGGCGGCGGTTCTTGGCTTCTTGAACGAACACCTAAAACTGGTTTCCCAGGGTAAGGAAGTCGAGGCGGAGGAAGCCGCCCGCATTGCCGCCGATGCAGCATTACAGAAGGCTATAGACGCCGTTTCTTTACGTATCGACCGACTTGTCGGTAACAACGCTTCGCAGGCAATCGACAACTTTAACGAGATTCTTAATTTTCTGAACGGGCTTAAAGACAGTGATTCGCTGGCCGCATTGCTGGCTGATATTAACGCCCGTATCGGCAGTGAAGACAGTTCAAAGAGTGAAGACGGTTCCCTTTGGGGAAAACTGAAAAGTTTGTCCCAGGATATAACCAGTTGTTCCGATGACATAAGCACATTGCAGATAGACCGTGACAAAATGAAACAGGGGTTACAGGAAACGGACGGGCGTCTGTCTTCCACCTTTACCAATGTAAACAACCTTTTGAGCGCCGGCAGCGTTTATAGTGATCTGTCGGGGGTATTTGCAGCATTGAAAACGGCGGGAAAGATTAACAATGTCCGGAAAAACGGTGTAATCCTTTCTTTCCTTACTGCCGACGGCTGGGTGACGAAACAATTTAGAGGTAATCCGGACACGGATTTTGAGAATGTCGAAAAGTGGGAGGATTTCGGCAGCGGCGGTTCGGCCGGCGGGAATACTTATAACGTAACCGGTAACATACCACTTGCAGAAGGTTTCTATACTCTTGCTTCCGCCATTGCCGCGGTACCGGAGAAGTGGCGCGGCCGGGGGCGTGTTATCACCTTTGAAACATCGCTCGGCAAATGGGAGACGTGGCAATTTACCGGAACCGATCCGGCTGTCTGGGATCAGGAGGCGAGCTGGGAAGAGTTCGGCGGCAAAGGAACGGTAAAGAGTGTAACGGTAAACGGCGAGAAGCAGACGCCGGACGCGGCCGGTAATGTGAATGTAAACGTGGATATCCTGGAAGTGGACGAAACTTTGTCCGCGGATTCCACCAATCCGGTAGAAAACAAGGTAGTAACCGCCCGTTTTAACGAGGTGGACGCTTCCACGCTGTTTAATGTAAATGCGGAGGTAAGCGAGGATGAAACATCCGTCCGTCTGTCTTTCCAGAACAAAAGCGGCGCGGAAATTACCGCTGTGGATATCCCGGCCGGTTCCGGTGGAGGTTCCGGAGAAACGGTGGCTACTAAAATTGTCTTAAATGCGGCTGTAGATAATGCGATCATAAAGGAAGGCGGGAACGCCCGTCTTACTTATACGTACGATCACCAATACACCACGGGGGACGAAAAGGGGGAATCTACCGGGCAAAAGGCAGATATCACCGTTACGATCAGGCGTGGAACGACTACCATGTATTCCCAGACGGTCAGCGATGTTTCTAAAGGCAGTTACGAACTGGACCTTTCAAGTTACTTGCTTGTTGGGAATACCGATATTTACGTAGTGGCAACCACAACCGATCCGACTACCGGCAAGAAACAAACCCGGCAGGCGTTTACATCCGTAAAGGTTGTTAGTCTTTCCCTTACCAGCTCTTACAATCTGGCCGGGGCCATAGCCACAGGCGGTTATACTCTGGCCGACACGATTAATATTCCTTATGCTGTCAACGGTGCCGGAACAAAGGTCGTCACGCTTTATCTGAACGGTCAGCAACAGAACGCGCACACTATTACAAGATCGGGAACGACAAACGGCAGTTTCAGTTTGTCCCCCTCTTCGCTTGTGACCGGCCGGAATACCGTTCAAATGGTTGCCGAAATGGAGGCTTCCGCCGATCTCGTGTTAAAGTCTGAAAGTATCTACATTGATATCCTGAAATCCGGAGGATCGGCACCGTTCATCGGCACGATGATAAATTTTCCGGACGGCCGTATTTTTACGGAGGATCATCTTGTTCCGCGCCTGGAAGCGGGGCAGTACGAACAGGTGAAATTTGACTTTGTGGCTTATGATCCCGCCGCGACGCCAGCCAAAGTGGACGTTTACCGGGACGGGGTGAAAACGCAGTCTATCAGTGTGGCCCGTACTACGCAGACATATACCAACCGTTTTACCCAGCAGGGTGAAATCAATATGAAATTTAAGACGGGAGCCACGGAATACCCGTTTTATATCGACGTGACGGAAAGCGGCATCGACTTGCAAGAAACTACTGCCGGGCTTGTACTGAAACTTTCGGCAGCCGGGCGGAGTAACAGTGAATCCGATCCGGGAGCCT